GCTTTTAATAAATATAAATTATCTATGGAATCGATATCTTTTTGTAAATGAGTAATGCGATTTTTATTTGACAATTTATCTACTACGATTTGTGCGAGAACAGTTAATACTTTCTTTTTTTTAAGGTCTGTATTTTCTAATATAGATGGTAAGTATTTTTGAATACGAGTATACTCTTCCAATACGTTTTTTATAGATAATTGAATAGAATCTCTTTCTGGTAAATTTAATGTATTAAGAGGTACATAATTTCGAATAAAAGGAGGTGGTGTATCAATGTATTCATTTTTTTTGATTTTGTTAAATACGTACATATCGTTTTCGCGAATATATTCAATATATCCTGCTTCTCCAAATAAATTATCAAATATTATGTTGTGTGATACCAACGTGTCTAAAGCGTAAGTGATACTTTTTTTATGGATAGTAGGATATAATTCTGTAATATAGATGTATATATCGTCTGATTTAATTTCTATGTATTTTCCAATAAGATCTTTTATCATTTTATTAACAATCTCAACTTGATGATTAATAGGTGAATATGTATTAGAATCTGTATTATTTTTATCATACGAGAACTTACATTCACCTTTTTTTTCGTTTTCAATAGGATCTCCAATTGTATGAGATCTTTTTTTACCTTGAGAATCAACAATAGTAACCGGATTTTCGTGAAATGATGATGGAGAAAAGAAATTTATATCTCTTAATAAGGCACAATCGAATGCATTTTGTTGTATTAAATATTTAATTGAATCTATATATTTCTGTTTTGTTTCAGATTTTCTATGTAAATATACGTCAACACTTTCGTGATCTTTATTTGGGAACATGTTTGCATGGTAATACACGGTACAATTTCTATTTTCAAAAGGGAGATCCATGTGAGAGCATGTTCGAATGGCTCTTCCAATAGATTGTTCCTGATCACTTTTATTGAATTGTGGTTCTAGAAGATGTACTTCTCTAACTCGTTTTAGTGTAATACCTTCTCCTCCAACAGGAGATATTAATATAACCTTAATTATTTCACCATCTTTATTAGAACTTTGATTAAAGATATTCAATAATTTTTCTTTATTTCCAGATAGATTCTCATCTGCTGTAAACATAGCATATGATCCCGTATTTTTTTTAGGTTTTGCATTGTCTAATATTTGTGATATTCCTCCATGTTTTGAATACTTAGTATAACCATTATTTTCTAACATAAGAGCAATAGGTACAATTCCCGAATAAACAAAACGCGAATGTATCATAATAGGACCCTTTGAATTTTTTATAATATTCAATATGGTTTTTAGTTTTGGAGAATAGAGATGAATGTCGTTCAATTGATTAATTTTAGGATCTCTAAATGAGAAGAAGGATGGCATTGTGTCGTTGTTAAATCTAAAAATTTTTTTAAGACCTTGAATACCAAATAATGTACTAGGGTCGTCATCTGGGTCTAATGACCAACATACATTATGTAATTGGGATTGTTTTGAGTAGAAATCCTTTTTCATAGCTAATTTTTGGAGTTGATTATAATATTCATTTGACATATATGAGGGAGTAATTGGTGTTGTTTTAATTCTGTCATCTTCTTTAATTGTTTTTAAGTCTAAATCTTTTGTAGGAAGAGATTTGAAATCTATTGCATTCGAGTCTTGTAATTTAAATGGGAACGTATAAGGGTTTTCTCCTTTTAAATAAGATACTTTTCCTTGTATAGCAGTTATAAATTCCTGTTCTTTTTCTTTAGGTATAGACCCATTTTTATCAATAAGTTTAGATGATAATAAAGGGTGTTTATATACTCTTTGAATGAGATTAAGTAACCAAATGATTTCGTCTGGCGAATCATACATAGGTGTTGCGGATAGCAATACTAATTTAAGATTATACGTATTCTCAGTAAGTAATTCTAACATTTGAACTATAAGTTTGGAACCTTTAGGGTTTTCATTACCTTTTGCATTATTTCTTATGTTTTGTGCCTCATCTATAATAATTAATGAATCTGAATACTTTTCTTGTAAAGCGATTTTCGCATCATCTTCACTTAAATTTTTAACTGTTTTATTTATTTCTTCTGCGAATGTATAATATGTTAAAAATTCATAATGAGCAGAAATTGCTTTAGATATACCAGATTTACTTTCAGATAAAATTTCTTTTATATAAGTTTCTCCGGTACATTTGAAAGAATTAGAAGGATTAATTATTGTTTTTTTAAAAGACGGTATAAGATCTTTGCTACATATAATCCTAATTTTTTTACCTATTTCGCTAAGATAAGATTTATATTGTTCTGCAATAGTGATAGCAGTACATGTTTTACCAACACCTGTTCCATGGAATATAAGTAAACCATTGTATGGGGTATTAGGTGCAAGATATGTACCTAAAAGTTGCTGTTGTGGTAACAATTGTGTTTCTATACTTGTACATAATTTCTGTGTAATGCCAGATACAGTGTTGTTTGAGTTGTGTATATTTTTAGCTTTATTTTCGTTGATTTCTTCTTTTGTATTTATTTTAACATTAAAATTTACATCTGTAATATCTGGGTAGTAATAAACCATTATACTGAAGAGTTGATTTTATTTAATTAAAAAAATGCAGGAGAATATGATATATTACCAGCCCACGATGTTAATTGTGTAGTATTATTAATATCTTCTGCAATAGGGGAGGTCATTTTCTCAATAGTTTGATCTTTGTCATTCATTACAGAAGCATAAATAGAGTCACCTTCTTTTGAAAGCCATCTTAACAAAAGTTCCGAATTGTCTACAGGTTCTTCAAATTTCTTTTCAACAAAAGGTATGTGTTTATTTTCTTCAATATTAGATGAATTATTTTCTACAGGTTTCGAATTGTTACTTGTTGGAGATTCAAGTAAAAATACTAGAACGTAATGAATAGATATAATTAAAATTAATGATAATAGAAATACAATATATTTATTGTTCATTATATTAACTATAAATTATAATTTATAGTAGCACGTTTATTGATTTAAGATGTTTATGTTGCATATATAGAGAGTATTTTGAGTTTCACATAGAATGAGTCTAGATGGTTGATTGTTTTGTGTTGGGATTTTAAGAACACGTCTGATAGGTGATGTATATTCTTCTGGTGATTTAAAAAGGATACGTTCTTCCTCGGTACTTTGTGTTTTTCTAATCCCCCACCCATTATTTTCATCATCTTGTTGAAAATAATCAAATGACAAATTTTTAGAGGTTTCTATTGCAAGTTTGGCAGCACTTGTTAAAACTCCATCTTCAAACAAAGATGAATTAAAGGAGCTCATTTAAAACACATCCAAAAAAAAATAGGCCGCAATCAAACGCAAAAAGATATTTAAAGGTCTATTTCGAAAATAAAGCAATGGAAAAAAAGAATGCTTTACTTGAAACAGCGTTAAAATCTTATTATAATAATCCTCAAAATATGGAATCGTTTTGTGAGATTCTTAGAGATAAATCGTGTATTTCACTTAGATTAATTGATTGGTTTGTTACAAAATATGCAAAGTTGAATAATATTCAATATAATTGGATGGGTAAAACATTTTACGTATATAATAGTTATAGATCACAGTTAAAGGCATATTCTAAAAGACAGATGGATCCTTTTTGCAGAAGAGAACGTATCTCTTTACAGAATAATGATTATGAAATAATAACAACTGTAGGACAAATGAATTTTTTTCGTTGGGCGATTGAGAATGGTGTGTTAAAATATATATGTGACAATTTTGAGAATATTGATAAGTCTATGAAGAAGGAATCAAAAACAAAGTCAAAAAAGAAGATTACTGTTAGAAATACAAAGAAAACATTTTCTCGAACGCAACAACATGTAACAGTTATGTTTGATTAGATAATGGAAGAGACAGAAGACCCTGTATTTAAAGTAATGCAGACTACTAAAACTACAATAGATATAGCAATGAAAACGATTGAGGAGTGTAAAGGAGATGTTGCAGAAGCAATAAAATGTATATCTGAAACAAAAGTTAATAATCAAAAATATAAATATAGTTCAGAAGAAGAAAAGGAAAAAAAGGAAAGAAACCTTAAAAAAATTAATGAACTAAGAAATATTGTAAATGCGGCATATTCAAACTAATTTAACATTCTTTTAAATGGTCGAGTGTCGGCTAAATATTGGCTCCATTCTAAAGGATAATCTTTTGTTGACTTAACGAACTCTTTAGGTGTCATATAAGGAGGATTTACATCCCACATCAATAGAAATTCTTCGATTGGAATATATGATTCTCTCTCATCTAAATCATAAAATTCATCAATTAATTTCTTACGAGAGTGTTCTTTATTTGTAGACATAATATGTTTGATTATGCAGTATGTGATGTATATGATATTGTTATTAAACAATTAAAACAAGAATCATTTTTATTTTTTATAATTGTCTAGGTAATATGGGTATCTTAAAAAATCCATATGTCTTATCATTTTCATTATTATTATTGATCTTGTTTGCGGTTACAGTATGTATTATTTGTGTTATGGGTTCTTCAAATAAAGAAAGTTTCAAGGAGGGATCTAAAGAATTGAAAGAGTCAAATAAAAATAAAAAGGAGTCTTTGTCTGATAGAATGCATTGTTACAACTTTCCAGATGACGTAAAATGTAAGACAAAAGAAATTTTTGATACTAAAACTATAGATGGTGCTGAATTTTTACCTTCTGTGGATGGTTCGAATAAAATAACGTCGATGGCGATGTTATCGCACAATAAATGTGATCCTAAATGTTGTCCATCACAATTTACATGTGGTTCTGGTTGTTTATGTCTGACTAAAAAACAAAAATGTTGGTTAAATAATCACGGAATTTCTAAATAAATTAATTATAAAATAAAAAATGATATTGTTTAAGATCATAAATTATATGAATTCAAATGGGTGCATGGGATTTAACATATGATTGTAATGCATCTTCATTTGAAGATGTGGTTGTTTATTTTGATAAATTAATCGAAGAACAAGAAAAAAGAGGATATGACAGAGACGATCCATATTGTGCAAATGTGACATCATTTCATGGAATAAAAAATTTAGATGGTTTTGCTAAAAGTTGGGAAGAAGCACAGAAGGAAGTTCTTGATAAGTCAGAAAAATGGGGTCCCGCTGTTAGTAAATTTTACTATCCTAAACAATTAGCAAAATCTTTAGAGAATGGTACTACTTCTCTTAATGATGTTAAAAAAAAGGTAAATGCCAATATGAAAATTTACAAAAAACTAAAAAAAGAAGAAGAGAAGTTGGTTAATAAGGTTGATGAATTTTTAAAAAAAATTGATCAAAAGAAGGAAGGATTTACTTCGTGTATATCTTGTAAATCAAAGATATCTAATAATTATGTAAAAAAATG